GGGGAGGGCGGCGGCGATGGAAGCGGGGGAGGCGACGGCAGCGGCGGCGGAACCGGTGGCGGCGATGGCGGCGATGGCGGCAACTGCGACCCGGCGAAACAGGACTGCTCCCCCGGTCCTGCCGGCCCCGGCGGTGAACTCAAGGAACCCAAGCCCGGCACCTGGGATGACGCCATCGCCACCTGGGAACAGAAGGTCGAGCAGGCCAAGAAAGAACTCAAGGACAAGGTCCGGGCCAACGTCGATCAGATGAAGGGCGCGTTCGACCTCAACCTGGCGGAAGGCGGCGGCCAGCTTCCCTGCGAGTCCGTGACCATTTGGGGCCGATCCTACTCCCTCTGCGTCGCCGACTACGCCGACCAGCTCTCCAACCTGCGTGTGGCGCTGCTGCTGATGGCCGCGCTGATCGCCGCTTTCATACTGCTGAGGGACTGACCCTATGGAATGGCTCTCCGGTTTTCTCGATCAGATCATCGCCTTCTTCCAGTGGATCTGGGATTTCTTCGCCCAAGGCATCTATGACTTCGTGCGCGACGGCCTGGTGGTTGCCACCAAGGCGTCGATGTACGCCGCGCTCCAGACCCTGATCCTGCTGATCGATGTCAGCTACACCGCCGCCCGCGAACTGATCGACAGCCTCGGCGTGCCGCAGATGATCCGCAGCATGTACGCCGCGCTGCCGGGGCCGATTGCGGCGGGTCTGGCCTTCTTCGGCGTGCCGCAGGCGCTGAACATCATCATGGTCGCGGCGGCGACGCGCTTCTGCATGCGCTTCGTGCCGTTCATTGGGAGGTGATCCGTGTCGATCAAGATCCATCACGGCCCCAATGGCTCCTACAAGACCTCCGGCGCGATCCAAGATGACGCCGTGCCCGCGCTGAAAGACGGGCGGGTGATCATCACCAATGTGCGCGGCTTCACCCTGGAGCGGGCCTATCAGGTCTTCCCGGACCTGCCCAACACGGCGGAAATCATCAACCTCGATCTGGAGTCGCTGGAAGACCTCGAAAAGATGCGCACGTGGTTTCAGTGGGCGCCCCGCGGGGCCTTCCTGATCTTCGATGAAACCCAACTGCTGTTTCCCAAGTCCTGGCGGGAAAAAGACCTCGAGCGCTTCGACTACCCCGGTGGACCGGAAGCGGCCCACGCGGCCGACCGCCCCATGGGCTGGCTCGACGCCTGGACCCGGCACCGGCATTTCAACTGGGACATCGTCCTCACTACGCCGAACATCTCCTACATCCGCGACGACATCCGCATGACCTGCGAGATGGCCTACAAGCATTCCAACCTCGCGGTGATCGGCATCCCTGGCCGCTACAAGGAGGCCCAGCATGACGCCCAACTCAACCGTCCGCCCGCTGATGGCACCATCATCGAATACAAGCGGATCCGAAAGCAGACCTTCGCCCTCTACCAGTCCACGGCCACCGGAAAGACCCAAGACACCAAGGCGGGCAAGAGCCTCTTCCGGTCGCCTAAGCTGGTTCTTCTACTGGCATTGCTGGCCGGCACTATTGGCTTTGTTAGCTATATGGGGCCAATGCGGGTTATTGGTGCTAAGCCTGATCCGGCGGCTTCCGCGCCTACTCCTAAGCCTCTTCCGACCGCTACTGCGCCTGCTGCTGTGGCTGCTCCAGCGCGTCCTGCTGCGAATAGCTTTCTTCCTCCTGGGCTTGTACCTGATGGGCCTGCTGCTGCGCCTGTTGATCTGAACGCCCATCCCTTCGCCGATCGGCGGATTTCGATCCTCGCCCACGCCTACATGCCGTCGAAGGGCGATATCTACATGTTCGCCCTGGATGACCCTGCCGGCCGGCACCTGGAACTCACCAGTTGGCAACTCGTGGGATCCGGCTACGCGATCAAGCCACGCGGCGAGTGCGTGGCCGAACTGCTCTACGGGGAATGGGAGGGGACCGTCACCTGTAACACGTCAGATAACCCCCCATCAGCAACCCCATAGAACCTCATTAACGGGTAAAGAACATGAAGACTCCGATCCATCCAACCCGACTGGTCCTCGAAGAAAACGGGGATTTCCACAAGTCCCCGAAGGGGATGCTTTTCATGGACCCGCTCAATGGACAGTTCACCGACCTGTCAGGCGTGCGGATCCTGCGGTGTGGCGTGGACACCGTGCGGCAGTTGTACAACGGCAAGTTGCGTCCGGAAGTGATGGCGCTGTTCGACCTATCGGTGGATGTGGTCGAGTTCGCCGGCTACGAGTGGTCCAAGGGTCGTATCGGTCGCGACTCTGGCTATCAGTACCGCCTGCAGAACGCCGAAATGGGCCTGATCCTGCTGATCAAGAACCACAACATCAAGGTCGACACCATTGGCTCGCACCTCAAGATCGAGGTGTCGCCCCACGCCATTGACGGCGCCGACCCGCGTATCCTCCAGGGCGTGCTGGATGACCTAGCCGCAGCGGTGCTGAGTCACTGCGAGACCAACCAAGCAGCCGTGCATATCGCGCTGGATGTGCAGGGCTGGACGCCTCCGGCTGATCTCGTTGACCGCATGCATTGCCGCTCGCGTCGGGTGCGGCAAATCAGCGGGATCGAGCGGATCGAGTTCGACGGCAACGCCTCTGTCTACGGGCGTGGCGAGACGTACATGTTCGGCTCGGCCAACGGTCTGCAACTGTCGATCTATAACAAGACTCTCCAGGCTCGGGCCACCGACAAGCTCGACTATTGGGAAAGCGTGTGGGCGACCTTGAACGGGGATCCGTTCGGCGATGGCGACCCGGCCTATAACCCCCTGGAAACGGTGTGGCGGATCGAGTTTCGCTATCACCACTCCATCGTCCAGCAGTTCTCCGAAGGCTCGCGTATGGCTTCGGGAGAGGTCATCGGCTGCCGCACCTACGAGGGCCTTTGCCCGCACCTACAGGGGCTGTGGAACTATGCCTGCGAGGCATTCCGTGTGCTCTCCCGGGAGGGCATGTATGACGCCTTCTGGAGCCTGATCAGCCAGGATGCTCGCGTCCAAGTCGAGTGCGATCCGCTGATCGAGCGCACCGAGTATCGGCGCTATTACAAGACTGCCAAGGGCTTCAGCGGGCGTAACTGCGAGATGTTCCTCGGCCAGTTCGTGAGCCTGATCGCGCGGGAGCGTGTCCCGGCAAAAAAGGCTATTGAGTCCGCCCGCAAATTGGAGTTCTGGCACCAGATCGAAGACCACTATCTCGCCAAGGGTTGGACTCGTCGCGATCTGGAAAGGCATATACACAAGCTGATGTGTGATCGCTATCTGCGCAAGGGATATGCGATATGACGGTACGCAAGGACGGCAAGACGTGGACGGCTGACTTCTATGAGAATGGTCGTTCCGGGCGCAGGATTCGCAAGAAAGGCTTCGCCACCAAGTCTGCCGCGATTCGCTATGAGCAGGATTTTTTCGCCGTGAAGGGCGAGACGGGCCGACCGCTGGATGACCGTCTCTCCGATCTGGTGAAGGTTTGGTATGACCTCCACGGCTGCACCTTGAAGGATGGCAAGCAACGCTTGGCGCGCTGCGAGGCGCTGGCGAAGCGGCTAGGGAACCCCCTGGCGTTCGAGTTCGATTCGTTGGCGTGGGCACGCTACCGGCAACGTCGCTTGACCGAGGTGAAACCTGAGACGGTCAATCACGAGCAACGCTACTTGTCGGCGGTCTTCTCTGAACTGATTCGCCTGGGTTGCTGGCACAAGGAAAACCCGCTGGGCAAGGTCCGGCAAATCAAGACGGATCAGGTCCAACTGACGTTTCTGTCCCTGGATCAGGTCGCTCGACTGCTGGAAGAGTGCAAGGCCAGTACGAATAACCATACCTATCCGGTCGCGCTGTTGTGTCTCGCCACGGGAGCCCGCTGGGAAGAGGCGGAAAGCCTGACGCGGGGCGCTGTGCATGGCGGCAAGGTGCACTATCACCGGACCAAGAATCGGCAGAGCCGATCAGTGCCGATCCCGGACGAGTTGGAGAGGTTGATATTCAAGGTGGGCATGCCTGGATCTGGCCGCCTGTTCATGTCCTGCCGCGCCGCGTTCCGCTGCGCCTATCAGCGTTGCGGGTTCCAGACGCCGGGCCAGATGACCCATATTCTCCGCCATACCTTCGCCAGCCACTACATGATGGGGGGAGGGGACATCCTGACCCTACAGCGGATCCTCGGCCACTCATCGATCACGATGACCATGCGGTATGCGCACCTATCGCCGGAGCATCTGGTATCCGCATTAACTCTATCTCCGCTAGCTCAGGTTGGGGAATTACTGGCGACAGTCAGTGACTGAATATAAATATTTAGTTTCCGTTTTCTTTTCTGCGATTGCCAGTTTTCCGGAGGTAAGTATGGCGTATCTCCGATTTGGCTCTTTGGGAGCTTCTGGGCTGCATGTGTTTGTTGTTAAAGGGTAGCCTGAAGTATAGAGGATATTCATTTCAATTTTTTTGAATAGTTCGCTTCTAGGGGTTTCAATTACTATGCTGGCTACGAAAGTTGTGCAGAAGGCTAAGCCGCAGAAGAGGCTTAATGAAATAAATACACTTTGACTGTGGTTAAGTTTTTCACTAGGCGTGAGATTTTTTATTTTTTTTGGTGGGTTTTTAAGGGTGAATACTATGCCTGCTATGATATAGAGGATTAGAAAAGCATAGACCATTATCACTCCCCATAGCACAGGGGTATAAAGTAGCGTAAGTCCCGCTACACCTGAAGGCATTTCCGTTGCGCTTAGTCCTGTTTTTCGACTGATATATTCACTTGCGATGGTTCCGCAATACCAAGTAACCCACAATGTGATGTAGGCCAAAGTTATGTTGGCCAAGAAGGATATGTTTTTATAGATCGTAAATCCTTTGAAGTACACAAAGCTTAGAGTTACAGAGGATATAGTGGTTATCGTAAAGGCAGTTAAGGCTACGCCTCGGTATGGGTCCCCCGTAAAAAATTTATAACCAGTGGCGAGAACGGCAATGTAGAGGCTTAGCCAGATGGTAAGGGAGAGTAGGTTTTTCGTGCTCTTGGCATTCTCGGAGAGTTTAAAGAGCTTATTTTTCTCTATGAGTCTTAATGACTCGGCTTTATTGGAAGCTACAGCAAGTATTGCTGGTGTTATAAAGTAGAGGGCGGTAAGGATATAAAAAGCCGACATGGAAAGTCCTTTTCTGTTCCAGAGATCGAGGTGGTGGCGTGGTGGCGGTGGGAGGCCGTAGGCGCGCCGTAGTCACTTTGTAGTCACCACAGGCAAAAGAAAAGGGGTTAGCTTGCGCTAACCCCTTGAAAAATATGGT